CAGAGTCTCTCGCGTAAACACGCGCCTCTTTAGCAGTCTACGCCTCTTAGCAATCTTCGCCTCTTCGCCCCTCTCGCGTAAACACGCGCCTCTTTAGCCTCTTCGCCCACCAAAGCCCGCACAGGAGCCCCTCAGCATGGCCCTCGAATCCGCCACGTATATCAACGATCTCAACGCAGCGAACCCCGCAGCTACAGACGGCCTTGCCCAGGCTGACGATCACTTTCGTCTAATCAAGGGCGCTGTGAAGGCGACGTTTCCCAACGTAACCGGAGCCATCACCGCCACCCACACGGCCCTAGACGCAGCGTCCACCTTTGCTGGAGCCATCACAGCCTCGGTCGCTGAGATCAACGTCCTCGATGGTATCTCTGCGGGTCTCACGGCTGCTGAGTTGTCTGTGCTCGACGGCATCACTGCATCCACAGCAGGCCTTAACCTTGTCGGTAGTCTGCCCGTCGTGGGAACCCTAGCCGAGGGCAGCGTTGTCGTCGGTAACTCCAGTTCCGTGGCCTCTGCGGTTGCCATAGGGGCCTCGGGCACCGTGCTCAAGTCCAATGGCACCACGATATCATGGGGCGATGGTACCCCTGCCCTTAGTCGTGGTCAGATCCTCTATGGTCACGCAGACGGCACCACGCAAGTTCTCAGCGCAGGCACCAGCGGCCAAGTATTCACGTCCGATGGTACAGACGTGTCGTGGCAGGCTCCTGCGGCCCCGTCCGTAACATCTGGGCTGCAGTCTGTGCAGGTCTTTACGTCGTCAGGCACGTGGACAAGGCCTTCAAACATCACGAAGGTCATGGTTTACGTCACTGGAGGAGGTGGCGGTGGAGGTATGCAAGGTGGGGGCCACGACGCAGCTACGGCAATCAAGCTCATCGATGTCAGTGCTATAAGCACAGCAACAATCACAGTCGGCACCGGCGGGGCGGGGTCTGCATTGAACGCAGCAGGGAGTGCCGGTGGCTCATCAAGCTGGAGTGACGGGACGAACACAGTGACAGAGGCGTCAGGCGGCGACTTAAACTTATCAAATGGTCGTATCGATGCCCTCGCAGTAGGCGGCGGTGTCTCTAGGCCTGTCAAGGAGACCGGTGGCTTCTGGGGAGGTACTTACGGTCAGGGTGGCTCACAAGGCATTGATCCCGATAGTGGTGCCAATATCTCCGGTGGCGCAGGTACAGACGGCCTAGTTTATGTCGTAGAACACGCATAGTCACATGCCAAACTTACCCATACGTGGCCTCGGGGTTGCAGGCGTCATCACTGACGTCGAGCCCTTCAACCTTCCCATCAACGCCTTTGACCGCGCCTGCAATGTACGCTTTGCTGACGGAGCCATCTCGCGCTCTCCCGTCTTCCGCACCTTGTTGTCGTCAGTTTCTTTCACGCCGGCTTTAGCTTTTGGCATCTTCAAGAGCATTGGATACGACAGTGTCCTTCTTGTCTCTGATCGTTTCCAGCTAAACGAGTACGCCAACGATACCTTGACAGATCGCTCTGGTGCCATTGGTCTATTAAGTGCCTCTGCCGAGGCTTCTTTGACGGCCACCGTTCTGTCTGACGTCACCTACGTCAACAGAGAAGACCGCGTGCCAGTGTTTCGCGGCCCCAACAGCACTAACTTCGCTGACCTGACTTTCTGGCCCAACGACTATCGAGCTAAGGCGCTCAGGACCTACGGCGATTTCCTTGTCGCTCTGAATACGAGCGAGTCGGGTATTGGCTTCCCCAACCGCGTCCGCTTTAGTGACCTAGCTTTGCCTAACCAGATACCCACGTCGTGGGACGAGAGCGACCCAACCAAGTCAGCAGGAACCAACGACATCATACAGATGGAGACCCCCCTTGTTGACGGTCTCAGCCTTGGCACCAACTTTATTATCTACAGCAGCGACCAAGTATGGCTCATGGAGTTTGTCGGTGGGGCGTTCATACATAACTTCCGCAAGATCTTCAGTAGCTGCGGGGTCATCAGCCAGAATTGCTTAGTCGAAGTCCAAGGCAAGCACTTCGTCTTTGATACCGACGATATCTGGAGCCACGACGGGACCACGAAAGAAAGCCTAGTCGATGATCGCATCAGGGCCTACATTTTTGATGCCTTAGATAACTCAGCCACGCACCATTGCTTCACGTATCATAACCACCCGCTGTCCGAGATCTACTTCTGCTACCCAAGCTCCGACGATATGACCACGGATCGCCCAGCCTTTGCTCCTGTCGGCGCTAACCGAGCCGCTGTTTACAACTATCGATACAATACGTGGTCCTTCATGGATCTCCCTCACGTAGTCTCAGCTACCACAGCTAACATAAACTCTGTGCGGACCTATGACACCACGACCCTCGTCTACGATACCGCTGGGGGCACGTATGCGGCGCAGGATGCTGGCTTTGACCGCCACGCCATTATGGCTAGCATAGGCAACAACACAGAGGCCGTGAACGCTACAGGCAGGGCCATCACAGTGCCCAAGCTTTATGGGGTGGACTTAAGCGACAATGGCTCTTTGTCTCAGCCTCTCGATGCTACGGCCACGGGGCAACCGTATGTCGAGCGAACTGGGATTGACCTAGACGAGGTCGAGATACCCCTGTCAGGCTACAAGGTCATAACCAAGATCACGCCACAGGTCGTCACAACTAACTCAAGCAAGACCTTTGACTTTACCTTCGGATCTGCGCCCCTCGCCCCTGATGTGCCTAACTATGGTGACAAGCAAACAATCGACACCAGCGCAGATCACAAGCTCGATACGAGGCAGGGCGGTAGGTACTTGAGCTACAAGATGACCCTCGATGACAACAAAGACTTTGCCTTAAGCGGCTTTGACCTTGATGTCGTTGTCACTGGCCGTCGCTAATAATCATAATAATAATCATCACAGAATAAGGAACGTAAACTATGTCTGCCATGTCAGATTACTTAGAGAACAAGGTGTTAGACCACATACTTGCAACAACAGCGTTTACTGCGCCAAGCGCAGTATATCTAGGATTGTCTATCGCCAGCATGGGCGACAACGCCGGTGGCACAGAACTCAGCGGCAATGGCTATGCACGTGTAAGCGTGGCCTTTGATGCTGCCTCTGGCGGCACGACGGACAACACGGCAGTCGTAGATTTCCCTGCCTGCACTGGATCAAACTGGGGCGCAGTGGCCTATTGGTCCCTCTGGGATGCATCCACCGGCGGCAATATGCTCCTTCATGGTTCCTTTACAAGTGCAAAGACCATCGAGGTTAACGATGTGCTCAGGGTTGCAGCAGGTGATCTTGACATTACCGCAGCGTGAGTAGATTACTTGAGTGGTGCTATGAGCGATGTGCTGGAGTTGCAGTTCCTAGACCACTTACTTGGCGTGAGTGCGTTCTCAGCCCCCTCCGCGTTGTTTCTTGGCCTATCTACCGCTTCTGGTGGGGGCTTCGGCGACGACGGAACAGGGACTGAGTCATCCTTAGCTCGACAGTCGATCAGCTTTAGCGCACCCAGCAACTCGTCGATTTCATCGATCGCAGCAGCCGCCATTGAGTTTCCACGCATCACAGGGTCCGCTGAAACCATCTATGGCTGGGGTGTCTTCGATGCTGCGACCGCCGGTAACTTGCTATACTATGGCAGCTTTCCTTCGTCACCAATCAGCCTGAGCATCGGCGATAGCTTTACTGTCCCTGCAGGCAGTGTGAGCATTGGCGTCTCTGGCGTACTACAGCCCTATGCGTTCAAGGCGTGGAGCAATCACTGTCTTCGCAACACGGCGTGGACAATGCCATCCGCGTTGTATCTGGCGCTCGACCGCACTGGGTCATCCGTAGGCCCTGCGTCTGCATCGTTTTCGGTGCTTGGCGGCGGCAGCTTTGACGAACCTCGGTGGCACGATTGGTCTACAGGCACAGTGACGCATAGCTCCTCGGGTACCGCCGATCAGCAGAACGCCAAGCGTCGCGCAGGAGTGATCAATGGATCAGGGGAGACCTATGGTGGCTATCAGCGTTGTAGGCTGGTCTATGACGCGGCAAGCAACGGCTCGGCCTCCTTGTCCTACTCGGTCACCCGCGACGATGGCCTCTGGTACAATCACCAGTCCCGCAATAGTAACTGGGACAGCACCAATAATCGTCGTCAAAACTGGGGCAAAACTGAGCTACGCAAGTGGACAGATCGCATTGAGTTTCCCATAGCAGGCAACAGCTATCCTGTCGTGGGTGCTGCGTCTACACCGCCCTATGGCTCTGGAGTGGGCTATGGGAACTTAGCATCTTGGGCCACAACGGTTGGTGGAAACGTAGTGACCAGTACCTACAGTCCAACTTCAGGGGCACACTATGGCACAATCACCGGCTGGGGCATCTTTGACGCTGAGACCCCACAGACCGGCAATCTTCTGATGCGAGGCACCTTCGCAAGCAACATTGATGCAACGGCATCTAAAGACGTCGTTCGTATCCCTGCATCGTCGTACACGGTGACTGCGGCGTGAGAACAACGATGACCAGATCAAAGAGGACATAGTAATATGGCGAAGCTAGCCAATAGGGCCAAGATGACCATATCGTCTACAGGAACAGGGAACATCACCTTGGCATCCGCTGTCGCAGGCTACCAAAGCTTTCTTGATGCTGGGGTCTCAGACGGCGATTCTTGCCGTTACATAATCGAAGACAACAATGGCGCAGACTGGGAGATCGGCACGGCTGCAGTAAGCAACAACAGCACGGTGCTTGTGCGTACAGTGGAGGAAAGCAGCGCCGCCAACAATGCTGCATTGAACCTGACGTCGAGCGCAAAGGTCTTTATTGGGGTCACTGCCAATGATCTCGACAACGCTGCCCCAATCTTTACAACTACGCCACCTTTGGAGCTTGATCTAGCGCGAGATGGAACAACCGCCGTCACGCTGAACGCAAAGGCATACGACGAGAGAGGCATACCCGTGCAATATAGCTGGGATGCTTGGGCTAGTGGCGGCACCACGATTTACGACGCATCTTCGCTTCCGCCACAGCTTGCGTCGGCCCCGACGATTAATCAAAGCACAGGCGTATACAGCCTCATAGGCTCTAGCAACACAAGCAATTATGGGACTGTAAACTTTCGCGTAAAAGCCAGTGATGGGGTGAAGATTGCAACTCACGTAAGTCAGCTTCACTTAGTCTCTGACGCAATAACAATCAGCAGTTACTCGACGAGTGGCGCAGGGAATATTGCCGCAAGCAGCACGGGACTAATAGATGCAACAACCACAACATCCTATATAGCAAGCAGCAATTTGTTACCTACTGACGCTTTAAAGGGCGGCAAACAATACTTTGAAGTCAAATGTTTGTCCACTTATAGCTCTCCAACGGGTGGTCATCCTGAGTTATGGGTTGGTATTGCCGACACAACTGCCGCACATTCAAACACGGTCGGCTATAACACAAGTACAAAGAATTGGTGTTTTCTGCGAGGCAGCGGACAGGTCGGCAGAAACGGCGGCTATACGAAAACAGCAAGCGGTTGGACAAGCACAAGCGTCTGGGCTTCTGGCGATCCAAGAACAAACACATCATTAGGCTTTGATGACGGGGATGTACTCATGTTCGCTTACGACACGA